AGCGACGTGCGCAGCCGATCATCCGGCGGGAAGAAGTTTCCTTCAACCGGCGTAGGGGTGAACTGGCTTTCAGGGAGGGCCATCGCCGATCAGTGCCGCGCCCAACTCTGCTTCCACACCATGTCGAGCTGCTTGGTGTTGTCCTTCGAGATGGTCGTTGACGCGAAGACGCACTGGTAGGTGCCGAACAGCCCGGTGAAGCTAAAACCCTGGATGCCGCTGGCCTCGTTGCCGTTGCTGATGCCCCAGGTCGTCGTGAACTTGCACTCCTTGGAGTTCGGCACGTAGGCGGAATTGCTGATGCCACTCGAGAAGTAGGCAAAGCCGCTGCCGCCGCCGGTCTGCGGCGAGGCCGTCCCGCCGCTGGTCTGGCGCAGAAAGGTGTCGGTGATGGGGCCGAGGACCGCCGGCGCGCCGTACACCTGGGCGCCCGCGTTCGAGCCTGCCGACAGGCCCACCATCGGGCCGCACCATGAGCGCGTGGTCGCCTGCAGCCCGAGCAGGTTCGGCTGCCAGCCGAAGTTGATCTGCATCCGCGCTGTCGTGGCTGCGTAGAGCGGGCGGATGGTGTAGTTGTGGGTGGTCCCGTCGATGACCACCGAGCCGGTGACGTCGTCGGTGCCCTGCACTGGGATGTAGATGCGGATCTCGTACGTGACCGTGAGCTGATCTATCGACAGCAGCGTGACCGCCGGCGAGACGAGCGAGCGGCTGAACACGTTGGTGGTCGTCCAGCCCACCCCGACCTCGGCGATGTTGCCCGTCACCGCGCCCTGCGCGAACGGGTAGGTGCGCCGCTCCCAACCGAATCGCGGGCTGCCGGTGTCCACGCCGCCGGAGGATGTCCCGCCACTGGCGTTGTAGTCGAGACTGGCCACCTGCGCCTGGAGCGTGGTGTCGCCCACCACGGGTGCCGTGTTGCCGGTGCCGACCATGCAGTACCGGAACAGGGCCTTGGCCTCGCCCAAGCCCTCGAGCCCGGCGTCGGTGATGAGGTTGTCCCACCACTCTCGCTCGGCGATGAGTTTGCCGTGGCGGCGCACCTGCATGCGGTACAGGCCGCGCAACTTAAGGGTGGGCAGTTGCAGGTTCAGCGTCATGTGAGGCTCCCGGAAACCAGGCCCGCCGAGACGTCCAGCTCGGCGAACGTGTCGTGGTTGATGTAGTTGATGACCACCGTGACCGTGCCGCTGTCGATCCCGCCAGCCACGTCGAGCGCCTCGGTCTCCGCGGTGATGCTCTCGTACTCGATCAGCACCGTGACCGAGCCGGAGTCGATGGCGCCGGCCACGTCCAGCGCCTCGGTTTCGGCGGTGATCGCCTCGTACTCGATGAGCACGGTGATGGCGCCAGAGTCGATCCCGCCAGCCACATCCAGGTCATCGACCGGAGTCCACATATGGCCGGTCATCGGACCAGTGTCGCCATCGAAGCCCTCGACGACCTCCAGCGGGTAGATCAGCGACGTGAGTAGCGGGCCGGCCGCCGGCGGCGGCGGTGGCGGGTCGGTGCCCAGGCCCGGCCGCCCGGCCATCGTCGACAGCCGGCGCGTCATCAGCTCGAGGATGATGATCGTCACACGGCCTCACCGGTCCACAGGTGGTAGCGGCCCTCGGTCACTGCGGCGAACGAATTCTCCAGACCCAGCGCCTGCCAGTCCTCCTTGGTGTAGTGCTCCAGGGTCAGGCACTTCACGCCGCTGGCGTCGGCCACGCAGATGCCGTCGGGCGAGGCCCACAGCACACCGCCCTCGGTGCTCACCGCGCTGCGCTTGGACACGCAGGACTGCGGGCTCTCGGTCTTCTGGGTGCTGAAGCTCGCCGAGTCGGCGCCGCTGCCGTAGATGGGCGACCCCTCGGTGAGCAGCACGCATGTCTGCCCGAAGACGCCCAGCGCCACGATGTTGAAGTCCACCGCGTGCTGGTACTCCTCCGGCCAGGCGTACGGGTGGAACGGCTCGCACAGGCACAGGATGTTGGTGCCGTCGCGGAACCCGGCAAGCATCCCGTTGGGCAGGGCGACCAGGCCGACCAGGTCGGCTGGCGGCTCGATCCACGTCGCGGTTTGGCAGGGCTCCTGCAACTCCTCGGCCAGCAGCCCGTCGTCGAATGTCAACGTGTCGATGTCGACCTCGGTGACGTAGTTGAAACTGGCGCCGACGTTGGAACTGGTCGAGCGGTACAGGCGCCACTTAACGACCGTGCCGTAGGGCGCGCCGAAGCTCGGCGGGGTGATGTTCACGGTGAACGTGTCGTTCGCGTCCATCGTGATGAGCAGCGACGGCGGGCTGGGCGCCGACTCCTCGCCCCAGTCGGTGACGTAGGTGTAGATGTAGCTGCGGGTTTCGGTGCGCTGCACGGTCGCCGGCGGGACGATCCACACGTAGCGCTGGAGCAGCGCCGCCAGCGTGTCACGCAGCGTGGCGTTCAGGTTGGCGTAGTGCGAATCGACGGCCGCGGCCGCGGTGCGCAGCGCCGAGATCGCCGCGCGCAGCGCGTCGGCCCGGGTGGTCGCCGTGTCGCTGCGCGCCACCTGGCCGATGACGGCGGTCTGCGAAGCGTTCAGCGCGGCGATCAGGCTCGATGCCGGGTCCTCACCGGCGTCGTAGATGGCCGCGATCAGGTCGGCGATCTCGGCGCAACTCGCGTCTGGGATCAGCTGCTCGACGTTCTCGGGCGGCTTGCGGATGGCCTGGAGCGAGACCACCAGCGCCGCGGTGTTGATCTGGTAGCCGGTGGCCAGCCAGCGCATCGGCACCGTCCAGTAGTCCAAACCGGAGTACGTGATCTTCTTGCCGCCCAGCGACGGGGTGAGCAGGTAGGCGTCCGAGGCCGCGGTGGTGGTCGCGCCGGTCATCGGCGCCGCGTACGCGATATCGCGCGCCTCCGCGGTCGGCAGCTCGTCGTCGTCGCCGTGCGCAAGCCAGATGGCGCTGAGGTAGCCGGTGGTCGGCTTCGCATTGCCCAGCGTGACGGAGCTGCGCGCCGCGACGCTGGCCGCGACGATCTCCTCGAAGATGCGCGTCAGCGCCTCGCGGTACTCCTCCTCGGTGAAGGTGTCGCCCGGCGTGGTGGTGCCCGTGGGCGCGACCGTGGGTGCCGGCACGCCCAAGCGGCGGTAGGCGCCGTCCTGCCAGGCCTCGGGATAGGCCGATCGCCCGGTGAGATACACGCGCTCGGTGTCGGCGTCGTTGATCTGCCCGTTGACGAAGTCGGTATCGGTGGTGCTCGACAGCCAAACGCCCGACGGCGTCTTGAAGATGCTGATCGTGCCCTCCGGCACCGTCTCCACGGACGCGCCAGGCGCCCGCACCGGGCGGAAGTCGCCGAACCGCAGGTCGAGGTTGTGCGCGGTCTGCGCCTCCTCGGCCGGCAGGTTGCGCGGTTCAACCGACGGCCGGATGCCGCCGAACACCTTGATGTCGATGGCGGCCATCGCGCTCCTCGAGGCGGGTTAGCTGTCGGCCGCGCGCGCTGGCCGCGTGCCGCTTTCGGTGGCCGAGCGCCGCGGCGAACTGGCCTTGGTGGCTGCCTGCTCCACTCCCAGGGCTTGCAGGAACTTGGCCTGGTGCGTGGACGCGCGCTCGGCGTTCACCCGGTACTCGGCATCCTTCTCGAAGGCCCGCGCGCACACGTAGTCGTAGGCGGCGGTGCCGTACATATCGGGCAGCCCGAGCGAGCCGGTCACGTCGGTGATGACCGCGCCGTCGGCCACCACCGTGATCGCGTTCGGGAACCTCGCCACCTCGGCCTCGACCGACGCGCCGCTGGCCGCAGGCGGGTAGACGTAGAACGTCCGCGGGTCGATCTCGTCGAAGGTGTAGTGCAGGATCTCGGTGACGCCGGTCGCGTTCGGCCACTCGGGCTCCTCGACATCCAACAGCCGGCGGTCGACCAGCGTGATGGAGCGCTTGTTCCCACTGGTGTTCCGGATGACGCGCAGCAGCCGGCTGTTCGGCTCGACCACCCCCTGCTTGGCCCCGGGCGCAAGCGCCAGGGAGACGATCGTCGACCCGGCGTCGGGCCGCAGCGTCACGATGTCGCGCTGGCAGGCGTTGAACGCGCGGCACAGCTCCGAGAGCTTCCATCGCCGCAGGTTCTCGTTCTGGAGCGTGGAGATGACCTCGCGCAGCAGGTCCTGGGCAGCGATGGCCATGCGTCAGCACCAGTGCGCCGTCGGGCGCCGTCGGGAGCGGGTGTGCCCGCGGGACACGTCGTTGACGGCTCGGCCGATGGCGACCTCGAACATGGCGCCGAACTTGGCCGCCTCGTCGTTGTCGCCGAAGGTGGCGCCCTTCATAGCGAACAGCCGCGCCAGCGCGCCGTCCACGATCGCCTCGAAGTAGCGCGTGGCCAGCAGCTCGAACGCGCACGCAGCCGCGGCCAGCGTGGGCTGCAGCGCGACCTGCGCCTTGACCACCGCCGTGTCGGCCAGCGGCCCCGCGGTGATGGTGATGGTCAGCAAGTCCGCGGTCACCGCCTGGCGATCGGGCATCTCGGCGGCGGTGTCCTCGTCGGTCCAGTCGTCGGCGGGCACGTCCTGCATCGTCGTCGTCACCGGCACGCCGTCCGCCACCACCTGCTCGAGCCGCACCAGCTCGGCGCCGGTGGGCAGCGCGATGGTGTAGTCGGTCAGGTCGGGCGAGGCCGCCTGCTCGCACGGCAGCCAGACCTTCCAGGCGAACGTGCGCTGGCAGAAGGCCCGGGCCGAGCGCCGCAGCACGCGCCGCACGGTCGGGATCGGCGCGCTGGGGCAGTGCACCAGCACGTCGGTGAGGAAGACGTCCCAGGAGGCCATCGACGATCAGGCTGCGGCGGCGGGCTTGCCCTTGCCCTTGCCGGGCGCCTTGGGTTTCGGGGGCTTCGGCGGGGTGCCGGCCTCGATCGGTGGGGCGTTGGGATCGACGTCCTCGTCGTCTTCGTCGTCATCCTCGTCGGGGTCGCTCTCGGCCGCCTTCTTGGCCGCCAGCAGCTGCTCGGCCTTGACGAAGTCGGCCTCGTCAGCGGGCTCGAAGCG